CAGCAGCATCGTTTTGGCGCGCACGCCGCCGTCGCGCACGGAAGATGAAATACAGTCGTACCCGCCGCCTTCGACTGGGCCGTCCTTAAGTTGCAAATATTTATTGCTCTTGGAATTACGCAAATAAATATCTCCCGGCCCGGTATGAATATCGGCAGATTTTCCATTGCCGGATACGGACAATCCGCCGCTAAATACGGCTTTTGATGTAAAGGTTTTGACACCGCCGACGGTTTGGTCATTTGATAGCATGACGCCGTTTTCTTCAGTCAAGACGGTTTTCATGCCGATATAACGACCGTTGCCATCCCAAGCAGAGGTAACGAGCTGAAACGGATTGGACGACGAGCCGTATGAGAAACCGATACCGCGAGCGTGTGCGCCGTTCACTACTTCCGGATGGGCAATGTGGATTTCCATCGCTGGCAGAGCATTTCCGTCAAGCTGACGGCCATTGGATCGGTAAAATCCGCTTTTGGTATAGCCTCCGGACTGGTCTACATAGTAGTTGGTAGTGGCGACATTCATTTTGTCAGTAGCAAGTCGGGCGGCATTGGCTTCGACCCAACCTTGATAGGCGACGCTTTCCGATCCGGATACGCGCGGGAATTGTACGCGCCCGATTTCTCGACCTCCCGATGTAAAAACATAATTGAAGCGTGCGCCGTTTTCTCCTGTAGATACGGGGGCAGTCTCAAAACGCCAGTAGCTGCCGTCGCCATTGGTAAAACGGATTTTTTCCCATTCGGTGGTTTTAAGTTCGAGTATTCCGTCTAAGCGTTGGTTACCGCTGTTGCCGAGTTTCTTCTGCATTTGGTCATACAGCCACCGTGTACGGTTCGCCAGCTCTCTTGTTGGGCGGTTGTCGATGCCGTTTGGTCCACCCTGTACAGGGTCGGATGTCTCCCATTGGTAAATACCCGCTTCCCAGCGGCTGGTCTCGGTCAAGTTTGCCATTTATGCAGTTCCTCGATTAAAAGTTCCATCTCTCAATACCTGCCCATTGTGGCGCAGGGCAGCATGTCGGTAATCTAGCGCAGCTAAAACACATCGGGCAGGAGCGAAGGCTTGCAGGGTATACCTCAGCAAAGCTGCCTGGTCGTTGGTAATCGCATTGTTCATAATGATTCGGTAGTGCGCCCAGCGATCTGAATGTCCGTGCGTGTAGCTTCCGTCACGTTGGATTTCGCCGTTATGTTTCTTGTTGCCAAAACCTTCAATGATTTCGACTTCGCCGAAGCCCAGTCTTCGGACGATTTCCCGTATCGCCCACGGCGTACCTTTCATACGGCGCAGCTGGTACGCGCCCTTAATCAGCCTACGGCGTGTTTGGTTGCTTTCTGCCAGCCAGTAGCCGTCGGCACCTAAAATGCTTCTACCCTCTGCCAATAGCTCCAAGTGTTCCGGAGCAACCAAATCTACCAGCCTCGGCAGTAGTCTGACCGCATCGACCTTATCCATCCTCAAGCCTAAATCAGCCAACATTTTGTAACGTTGGTCGTGTTCGATAACGGATGCATAGGAGAGTTTTGCCATTGTTACCCCTCCGCCGTTTCAGGCGAAATGCGGATATTGACGGAAGTGCATCTTGCCCATTGATCGGGTTGAAACACGGCCGCACCTGCGGCAATCTGCGTGCCTTTTGGGATGACGGCAGGTTCGCTGCTTGAAGCCGCAAGGGTAAAGCGGACGGTGCAGCGTGAGGCGGATGCCTCAAGGCGCGGTGTGTTCACATCATCGCCGCATAAATCTAACATCAACCCCGTTGCAAAACGCGGGTGCTGCTGGCGGTAGGCTTCGTTCAAGGCTTTACGGGTCAACATTTCGCGGTAAGCATAGGTATTGATAATCAGACGCTCGATGTGGGCGGGTTGCAGGGTTTTGCCGCTTTTTGCCTCATAGTCGGCAATGGTTTGTGCCAAAATCTCGGTAAGGTCGTCTGAAACTGCTTTAAGCTCTTCACGCTTAATTTTGCTCAAATCCATGCCGCCTGCTCCAATCTGATGTCTGTCGTATAAACCTCGCCTGCCGCCTTATCGGCGATGCGCCAATAAACCGTCATAGTCAGATGCGGTGCGGCACCGTCGAAAATAATGTCCTCAACCACTGCCCGCTTCTCCCACGTCTGTATGGCCAGCACGGTTTCGCGCACGATATTGGGGACAAACACGTCTTCCGGCGTGTCCAGCCATTTGTAATGGTTGGAGCCGAAATCAGGACGGGTAACGTCCGCACCTTTGCGGGTCGATAAAATATTGCGGATACACTGATCTATGTCGTCCTCGCCCTGAACCACACCCGAGCCTTCGGGCGCGAGCTGCCAGTGTTTCGAGATAGGTGCGGCGTAGAACATCAAAAAATCCCTGTATCGCTGATAGATACAGGGATTGTAGAGAAGGCCGTCTGAAACGCCTTTTAATGCGGCTTAATGATTTTTCGGTTCGCCGGTTTGCCCTCCGGAATCGCCGTCATGGATGTGCTTGCCGACATTGATACCGTTGACGATGAGGTCGCCGGTGATGTTGACTGTACCATTGATATTTGCCGCCACGCCGCCGCCGTCATTGCTGGCCGTCAAACCTGCGGTATAAGTCAACATCCCTTTTACTGTCGCATCGCCCGTGATTTCCGTCTCCGGCGATTGGATGTCTACTTTTTTCGCCGCTTTGATTCGGACTTTACCCGGCGTCTCAACGACTACTTCGCCGCTACTGCGGTCATGCGAGATGACAGTGCCGTTGGTAAACCGTTTGACCCATTTGTTTTGGTCGGATGCCGGCGGTTTATCTGCGGCGTTGTAAATCGCGCCGATAACGCAGCCGGTCTCACCCCGCGCATCCAGCAGGCAGACAACCAGTTCGCCCACATCGGGGAGGCTGTAAAAACGGTTGCCGCCCGCCGCCGGTGTCGCCATAGGCAGCCAGTCAGTTTCCATTTCATCGAGTACGGGGATTTTTACCCGCAAACTGTGCGCCGCCGCATCAATCGCCGATACAATGCCAAATTGCATCGTTGCTGTAAAATCATGGGTTTGCATTGTTTTTATCCTCGTCTGCGACATACTCCGTCATTTTGATCTCCAATTCGGTCGTCCATCCGCCGTGGCGAGTGAAATCATGTCTTGATTGCTTGACCAGATATTTACCCGAGAACTTGCCAAATCCTTTAAGCCGTACCATTTGCCCCGCCACCAACAGCGCATTGCCAACCAGTGTAACGGTACCCGCACATTGGTCGTCCTGCGCATCCGCCAATTTGGCATCTGCCCTGGCATTTAATTGTGCCGCGCTCTCACCCTTACACGCGCAGCAACATCAGCACGTAACTGACCGACACGGTTCGTAAAACTGTCTTTCAGACGGCCTGCCCATGTGCCAATAGTACCGATTGGCCGACTGGCCGTACGGAGGATACCGATATCCAAACCTTGGGTGATAAAACCACCGAAACGGCGAAACTCACGGCTTGGAGAATGGATATCCATTACCGCTTGGAATTTAGCCTTAATCGAATTACCGATAGATGCAATAGTGTCATATACCGCTGCCGCCGCTGATTTAATGCCATTGATCAATCCCTGAATCAGCATCCGACCAAAGCCGGAAAAGGTTGACGGTAGGGTTACTCCAAACCAGCTCATCACACCAGCAAATGCCTGATAGAACAAACCGAGTGGTGAAAAATTGAGAATGGTTTCTGAAATATTGCCTATACCACTACTGAAGAAGGCTCTGATTTTTGCCCAAAGTCCACTGAAAAATGTTACTAAGCTTTGCCATAATGCCTTTGCGCCACCAACCACCTCTGACCAATTGTTGTAGAGCAGATAGGTGGCAACGGCTAACAGGCCAAGCGCAAGAAAAATCGGATTGGCCATTAAAGCCATACCCAACTTAAGGAAGCCGGAAGCCAACATAGGAAGGAAGCGAAGAACAGACATGATGCCGGAGCCGAAAACAGAAAAAACTGTTTTTAATAAGCCAAAGCCTTTAGCTAAAAAACCAACACCTGATTTAAATCTCAAGACCGTTGCCATCCAGTCTGCACCAAGCAAGGTTTTAGCCAAACGAAATGATGTCATTAAGCCGCCAATTTCATTGCCGAGAAAACGGAAAACAAAACTGCCGGCTTTGAGTGAAGCCAAACCTGCAACCACATAAAAAAGAGAATTTGCAAATTCAAGATTCTTAGCTGCCCAATCAGCAAAACCGTTTACAAGCGGCTTAATAGCGTTCATTCCTTGATTCAGAGCAGGCAGCAGAACGCTGCCAATGGTGATGCCAATTTCTATCAAACCGTTTTTTAAAAGTTGCCAGTTATTGGCTGTTGTGGCCGAACGTGCAGCGAACTCCTTTTCCATACTGCCCATGAATTCAGGAGTTCCGCCTTGACCTGTTTTTTTTAGCTCTTCGATAGACTTCTTATATGTGTCCAAACCGCCCACAAGCGCGGCCACATCATCGGCATATTCCAAACCGAACAAATCAACCAATGCACCCATTTGATTTTCTTTAGGCAGCTTTTCAATTTGCTTCAAAAAATCTATCAGGGCTTGTTCGCCATTTTCGGCAATCGCTTTTTTCAAGGCTTTGGCATCAGTACCCATGCCTTCCAGAACCGCCTGGAATTTCTTGCCCTGCTTATCAGCTGTCATCAACTTGGTCAACATACCGTTGATGGCTGTACCTGCTACTTCCGGCGTTTTACCTAGGCTAATAAAAGCATTGGAAAGAGAGGCCGTCTGAAGCTCGGTTAAACCAAATTGCTTAGCTACGCCGCCCACCCGACCAAGCGCATTGACAATATCACTGGCTTTGGCAGGACTGCTGTTGGATAAATGGTTGATGGCGTCACCAAGTTTCCCTATTTGGGTAATTGGTATTTGGTAAACATTCGCCAGCTTGGCCATGCTCTCGCCAGCTTGTTCGGCAGACATATCGAAAGCTACCGACATTTTGGCAATGGTTTCAGTAAAAGAGGAAATGTCTTTACGCGCAATCCCTAACTGACCTCCCGATGCTGCGATTTTGGCCAGTTCACTGCCAGCCATCGGAATGGTTCTGGTCAGCCTTAAGATGTCCTGCTCCATTTCCTTGAATTGCTGCGGCGTGTCAAAATCAATGACTTTTCGTACATCAGCCATCGATGACTCAAACTCTACTGCCAACTTTACTGGGACGGCGATTGAACCAGTAGCAGTAGCTGCACCTAAGATTTCATCTTTAAAGCTATTACGCTTATCGTAATGCTGCTGGCGTTTTTGCTGCAAAAGAGCAACATCGGTACGCTTGGCATCAATTTTGGCAATCGCGCGTCCAAGTTGATCGTATTCCCGTTTTAACTCTCCAACACGACTACGAGTCATACGCAACGGGTTTTCCAAGGTTTGTCCAAGCATTTTTTGACGCTTAGCCAAATTCGCGCTGGTTTTATCCAGTACATCTAAAGAAGATTTGACAGATTTTATTCCGGCCACCGCCGCACCGACGGATGCGCCGACGGTAATACCCAGCGTTAAACCGTTTGCCATTTTTATTACCAACCTTTATGATAGAAGCGTTAAGGAGAGGGCTATGTACGCAACTAAAAAATATGAACAAATTTTCAATCACGTCAGCGATACTACTTTTAATGCCTGCTTTGTTTTGTATTTGACTGCAGTAGCCTTTACAGTAGTCGCTTATTCATCTGCGCCTATCATTGAATTGATAGTGCCACTGATTGTTGTCTTAACTGTTGCCGTTGTACTTTATTTGCTACTTGGCGGATTGCCAGTTCTACTTATCAGTTTGGCCGTTGGTGGCTTGGTCGCTGGATGTGTCTTCATCAAAGACAAACTGACTTCTTAAATACCCCCGATTCTTCCGTAGCCCGCCTTGATTTGGCGGGCTGCTTCTTTTTGCCAGTCTTCAAACTCATCAAGCGGCAAGGCGTACACCTCTTTCACACTCCAGCCAAACCACCAAGCCAAATCAGCAACAGCATTCAAAAGCTGCTCATCTGCTTCTTTATTACTCAGCAGCGGCTTCGTCTTGCCCAGTAGATTGTTGCCGTCGATATAGACGTTGGCATTGTAAATTGCATTTAATTGCGCCATGTTTCAGCTCCTTAATTGCCGCTGACCAAGTTGGCCAGATATTTGCGGGTCATTACCGAAGTATTGGTCAGGCGTTCGGCCGGAATTTTCGGCGTGTATTCATAAACGATAGGGACTTGACCTTTGCTGAATGCGTCGACCAAATCGTAGTCGTAGTCCAAACTCAGAGAGAAGCCGACGATGGACGGCAACGTACTCATGTAGGTACGGACGGTTTCCAGCAGGCTGTCGAGCAAGGCTTCATCAATCGGGCGGTCGACATATTGCAACTCGGCGCGACGGATGGACTCGTCAATCAAGTCGCCGGTACGTTGGGCTACCCGTGACAGCCACCGTAGAATGCACGGCCGTGTCTATGCAGCAACCGACCCAGTTTGGGACACCATGTATCCGCCGTTGGATTTCCGCTGCCGCTGCCGCGTGCGCCCATTATCCAGAGCCGCAGGCAAGGATAAAGTGCTACCCAGCCCGACACTTGAGACTCAAACCGTCGACATCGGTAGCAACGAATACACCGGAGAAGCCCGCTACGCCCAACGCACCGGCTTGCGGATTGATGGAAAGTTTGTCGCCCCAAGCGCAGGCTTCAATGCCAACCAAGGAAAGCCATGCTCTCGCGCATGGCTTCCGTAGCAGTCCAAAAAGCACAATCCGTTCATCCCGATATTGCACGCGTAGCCTTAAAAACCATGATGACCAACAGCAAATTCAAATCCTCATTATCTGCTGTCGATTTGGCATGGGTACTAAAATTAATCAAAGGTTAGATATGCTTGAAATTAATCTTGATACTTCATCACTAGATCGCGGCTTGAGCCAGCTTCTACAAAACGTAAGCCATCCGCGTAAAATGATGAAAGCCATCGCGACCGAAATGACTTCATTAACCGAAGAAAACTTCGAAAGCGAAAGTTTCGGTGACAACAGATGGAAACAAAGCCAACGCGCAGCTCAAGGCGGTCAGACTCTGCAACTGACCGGCCAACTTGCAGCCAGCATCTCCACACAAGTAGACAACGACTTTGCACGTATCGGAAGCAACAAACCATATGCGGCAATCCACCACTTGGGTGGCTCCGCAGGCAGAAACCATAGCGTCCAACTTCCAGCCCGACCCTATCTACCAATCAACGGCAGTGGTCAACTTCAAAACGGAGCAGATAAACGCATCCTTGACATTGCAATCGAGTCACTCAGCTCAGGCCTGTAAACAAAAAAAAGACGAGCAAATTATACTCGTCTTTTTATTGCACTCTATGAAACTACTTTTCACAAAACCAATCCCACCAAATCCCGCTTCATCCAAAATAATCCCAATTATCTCAGAGACTCTATATATTTATCTCATTGGGTTTCATAAAAAAGGCCGTCTGAAACCTTACTACGAGTTTCAGACGGCCTTTATTCCATCAAATAATCAGGCCTGTTTCAATTTTGCATCGGCATCACGCAATGCAGTACGCAGACCTTCCTCGATAACCGGATGGTAGAACGGCATATCCAGCATTTGCGGAATCGTCATCTTCATTTGATGCGCCCAAGCCATCAAGTGTGCCAAATGTTCGGCAGCAGGGCCGACAACTTCCGCACCAATGAAACGGCCTGTCGCTTTTTCAGCATACAAACGCATATGGCCTTTGTTGACCAACATAACGCGGCTGCGGCCTTGATTACGGAAGGAAACTTCGCCGATGACAAACTCATCAGGCTGATATTTCGCTGCAACTTGCGCGTATTTCAAACCGATAGTGGCAATTTGCGGACTGGTAAATACCACGCCGATTACGCTACGGCGCAAACCGCCCTCAATATTCGGGAAAATAGCGGCATTGTGACCGGCAATTTTGCCTTGGTCGGAAGCTTCATGCAGCAGAGGCAATTGATTGGACGCATCGCCTGCGATGAAGATGTGCGGAATGCTGGTTTGCATGGTCAGCGGATCGGCAACAGGCACGCCACGCGCATCTTTTTCGATATTCAGGTTTTCCAAACCGATATTGTCCACGTTCGGACGGCGGCCGGCGGCAGCCAAAGCATATTCGGCATGGAACACACCTTTTTCGCCATCTTGTTCCCAATGAACTTCAACATTACCTTCTGCATCCAATTTGACTTCGGTTTTGGCATCCAAATGCAAAGTCAACTCTTCACCAAAAACGGTTTTGGCTTCTTCAGCAACAACAGGATCGGAAATACCGCCAATTGCACCAGCCACGCCAAAAATTTCAACTTTCACGCCCAAACGGTGCAAAGCCTGACCCAACTCTAAGCCGATTACGCCAGGGCCGAATACGGCCACACTTTTAGGCAGGGTATCCCAAGAGAAAACATCATCGTTCACAATCAAGCGATCGCCCAAAACTTCCCACTGAGGGAAAATCACAGGACGCGAACCAGTGGCAATCACAAAACTTTTTGCAGTGATTTGAGTGTGGTCATCAATTTGGACGGTGTGTTCGTCAACAAATTTTGCCGTACCCATAATGCGCTTGTCGGCAGGCCACTCTTCTACATCGCTGACCACAAAACCGACAAAACGGTCGCGTTCGGACTTCACGCGATGCATGACTTCTTCGCCGTTTACCGTTACGCTGTCTTTATCCAAATGTACGCCAAACGGATCAGTATGCAGAGCATGATGGCGCGCTTCCGCAGCCGCAATCAGCAATTTGGACGGCATACAGCCGACACGTGCACAAGTTGTTCCGAATACATTGTTTTCAATCAGGTAAACATTGTCTGTATGAAGTCGGGCATTGCGAAATGCGCCCA